CCATAGCGTTCATAAAGAATTTAGGCAGTTCAAAGTGCCCAAACACATAGCGGCTCTTAATATTCCGCATGGTTTTCCATTCATCGCCTACTAACCACGGCACCAGAGTAACATCGTCTAATGTTGTAACACCGTCGACTACGGTTACTCCGGGTATATGTCTTCCAAATATGCTGCTGTGGATGTCTCGTTTGTCTTTATAGAACAGGTCGTGATTACCTGGGAACCAGAAAAACTGTTCAAAAGCAGCACCCAGTTTCTCTAAACACCTGATGCTGGTGTCTAGAGTATAAAGGTTCATGCTGTTTCTATTATGACTCCAGTCGCCTAAGAAGATAGCAGTTTCGCAACCGGCCTCTTTTGCTTGGGCGATAAACCAATCCACAAAATCTTCACAATCCTGTAGATGAATTACACTGTTGGACTTTGCACCGACATGAAGATCTGTGAAGCAAGCAACTTTTTTAAATAACGCCATTAAATTTCTCCCTTGCTATTATAGCAGAGTAGCAGGTTAATAGTCAATGTTATACTTCTTCTTCTGGTGATTCTTCTTCTACGCTGTCGTCTCTTTTGGGCTGTCTAATGTTTTTATAAAGTTCGGCCTGTCTAGCAGTTTCGTCTGCATATTCGTGAGCATGCTGTCGAGTGGAACTAGGAGTCAGCCCATGTTCTTCTAACATATCATCGCGGATATTTTGATTCTTTTTCTCAATATTCAGCACACGAGTAAAAGAATTAGTTACGGCAGCAGTATAATACGCAAAAGGATTTTCACTTTTGCTTTCATCAAACTGTAAGCCAATTTGACTTAGTTGTAAAATAGCCTGTCCCCGCATTTCATCTATGTAAGTGTATCCTCTCCAGTTGCTACGTTGGGCATAGCGTTCACTGAGTTTGATATACATGCGGCCTAGACCTTCTGTAATACGTCCATGATCTTTGTTAAATGCACCGGTGTCTACAGGGCCCTTCCAATGGCTTTTTCCTACACATACTAATTCATCTTGGTCATTGTATTTCCAATGCTGAAATGGTGGGAAATTTATTTTTTCATGACTGTCTGCAGTGGTTTTCGTAGTCTTTTTTCTTCCTGGTGCAAGTGGTATGTGATCAAATGTCATTATGCGTATAATGATATCAGTTTTTGCAACTGTTTTATAGTCCGGAGTACATTCTGATAGTTTAATTTTCTTATCACCGCTGGCCCTAGCTCGTGTAAAGGCTTCGATACCTAGTCTTTTGGCCTTATTCTTTTTTGCATCGGCTACTGATCTAATATTAATTTTATCCAACGCAGTCAGTATGATGTCGTACTGATGATATTCGGGCAATGTAAAACTTGAATACGAGCATTTGCTTTTGTGAATTTCTGCAAGTAAGTCTCGGTTGTTTAGATATTTTATTCTTCTTCCTGTGGTTCCTATTACAGTAGTGGGTATCATTGTATTTTTATTATCCTTATGATTTATAGTAACATAAAATTTTATCTATGTCAATACCACGGGTTATTAAGTTAGCAGATTATTTATCGGTAAATACACAGTAAAGGAGTGGGTTTTATGCCAACTGGTGATGAAATTGTAGGTACCATTGACAAATTTGGGGGTCCTGCCTTAGGTAATGCCGCACGATCAATACAGAGCATTGCCAATAAAATCAAAGGAGTCAAGTCTTTAGTAACTACACAGGTTAATATTAAAACTCGTCGCAACGATATTGGTAAAGTAGACACTCGAGTTAGAATAGTAATTCCTAATGATTATGTTCAGTACCTGTCTTCGGATTCCAACGATCTATACAATTTACGAGGTATTATTTTTCCATATACTCCAAATATTATTTACGAGACCAAGGCAGACTACGGTGCTCAAACTCCTACTCACAGCAATTACACTCAGCACTTTTATAAAAATAGTTCGGTCGGTGACTTTCGTATCACTGGAAAGTTTACTGTACAAAACGATAACGATGCTCAAAATTTACTTGCCACGCAGAACATGTTAAAAATACTAACAAAGATGCGCACCGGTAATGATGATTTTGCCGGCGCACCACCTCCTGTTTGTAGATTAAAAGCATATGGTAATATGATGTTAGACGATGTGCCTGTTGTTATTAAAAGTTTTACATTGGATCTTCCAGAAATGGTGGACTATTATACATTGAATAAAATTTCCGGCTCTATAAAAGAGACCGCTTCAGTTCCAATACTTTCAACAATTTCGCTCATATGTTCGCCTGTATACAGTAGACAGGAAATTCAAGATTTTAGTGTTCAAGGGTGGCTTCGATCTGGGCGTATTAATGGATATCTATAATGGCAATCTATAAAAATACAAGTCCATATGCCGAAACTGACTATTCTAAAGGTTACTTAGATGTTATTACCTTTAGAAGCATACCTGAATCAGTTGATGATGTTGTCTATACTGTTCCAAAAGAATATGAAAATCGACCAGATTTGTTAGCCTATAGATTATATGGTGATGTAGATTTATGGTGGGTGTTTAGCGTAAGAAATAGCAATATTATTCGAGATCCTGTATTTGATATGGTAGCAGGAATAACCATATATCTACCAAGTCAAGATTCATTAAAATCTATTTTAGGAAAATAGGATGGCGGATTTTTATAGTTTATCAAGTAAGGCAAAAACATCTCTGTCAGGCAATGCTGATCTCATTTTATCTAAATCAAAAGATGTTGTACAAAAAACCAATATCAAAGGTAAGGTTCCTAATCTTGAACTATCTAACAAAACAAATATATTAAACAGGTATAGATCCTATACCTATAAGTTTACTCTGGCAGCAGTTAGTGCGAATTCCGCTAATAACGCAGAATCATACCAAAAGGATTCCAATCAGTTTTTAATTTTAAAATCTGGTGGCAAAGGCTCTCAAACTGGCATTACAGCAGGATCCAATGAAACTAAACAATTAATAGAAAAATTTAACAAAAACAGTCCTGGTAAGTTTGACATGTATATAGATGATGTTGAAATAGAAACGTACATGGCACCAAGTCAAAGAGGTGGAGTGACCCTACCTACTAAAATTAGTTTTAAGGTATACGAACCATACAGTATCAATGGATTCATTGAAGCTTTACAAGCCACAGCACAGGCATCGGGCCATGAACATTATGCAAAGACTTCATTTTTATTGAAGGTTGAATTTATAGGATACAATGATACAGATTCATTACCAAAACCTGAGATTATAAAAAATACATCAAGATATTTCCTTTTTGCATTTACTGGCCTTTCGGTAGAAATAACAGAACGAGGCACAACATATACCTGTTCGGCTGTACCTTACAATGAACGAGGGTTAGGGGAATCGGGAAAATTGCCATCACCAACTTCAATGACAGGTACCAAGGTTAAATCTGTATTAGAAAATCTAATGAATAATCTCACAGAGGGTGAGAAGAAAAACGCATTAAATAAATCTCAACAATTATACGATCAATACAAGATAAGTTTTCCTGGATGGGTCGACGGACAAGGATATATTGATAATGAATCAAACAATAAAATTGCTGATTTTGATATATCAACTCATAGAGGAGGAGATCTATATAGGCTATTCGATGAAGCGAATCCTGGTCTATCCACAAATGGGCAACCCGTAATACAATTCAAGGAAGGGGTTAATATATATGAGATTATTGCATCTACCATTAGGGATAGTCATTATGTAAAAGACATAATTGAAAATATTGGTAAAAATATTGATCCCTATGGAATGGTAAATTATTTTATTATTAAATTAGAAATTACCAATCAAGCAATTACCGATACCAATAAAGGCAGACCTTTTCAAATATTTAATTATGTTGTCACTCCTTACAAGGTACATTATGCTTTGCTGCCTGGATTGCAAAATAGTCAAAAAATTGATGTAACCAAACTAAAAACTCTTGTGTTAAGAGAATATAATTATCTTTATACAGGGCTTAATGTAGACGTATTAAAATTTAAATTAGATTATAATACTTTATATTTTGATGCACTTCCTCGGGGACTGGGGAAAAATAACAGTTCTGGTGCAAGCGATGGAGCAGGACCATCTGAAAATTATTCTATAACTTCGGTAGCAACCCCACTTCGAACAGAAAGTACTGATTTGGTAACAAGCCAAAGAGCCAGTTGGGAATTTAATGAAATTCATCGCGGTAACGATCATAATGCCGGACAACCTCGACCAGATGATCCGTATGCAGCAATGGCAAAAAACATACATCGAGGATTGGTAGAATCTGTAAGTAAGCTCACAGGCGAAATAGAAATAATTGGTGATCCTTTTTTTCTGGTAACTGGTGGAATAGGAAATCATCGTCCGGGCCCAAGTGATACACAGCCCGGTGCTACAGTTAGCGATGAAGCTGATCATTATTACGGGCAAGTTTTAATTTCAATCACCTTTAGAAATCCATTGGATATACAGCCTTTAAAAGAAGGTGGATTATTAAAATTTAGCGGTGGTGTTTCTGATGCCAGTGGGGTTTTTATGATCACTCAGGTGGTTCATTCTTTTCGAGATGGAGTCTTCAAACAAACCATGCAGTTAATTCGTATGCCTGGTCAGCTACCAGATAAGATACCAGTTAGTGATCCTAACCAGGCTATTCAAGGAGGAGAAAATCCGGCTGCACAGGTAAGAGAAGGAATAGTAGGCACAGATTTTAAATTAACAAAACCATCTGTTAGTATCGAATCAATTTCAGCAACAGTTAATACCGCATTAAACACAGCACAATCGGTGATCTCAGCCAAAACTGATTTTAAATTGCCAATACAAGTAACCTCACCTTTTCAACGATTTAAACAAGGATAACAATGAGTTTTTTTGAAGAACGAAAAGGATCTAAACTTGGTTCACCGGGACCATTTTTGGCAATTGTAACGAATCAAGCAGACCCTGCTCGTATGGGGCGTATTGAAGTTGCTTTGATCAAAGGACTATATCCTGATACTTCCAATCAAGCCAGTACCTATGTGGTAAAATATCTTTCTCCTTTTTATGGCGTAACATCCTCTAAGTTTGAAGGCAACAACAATACTGATTTTCAAGATGTACAGAAAAGCTATGGCATGTGGATGGTGACTCCGGATGTTGGAACACGGGTTTTGGTCATTTTTGTCGATGGGGATCCTAATCAGGGTTATTGGATAGGCTGTATTCCAGATACCTATCAAAATCACATGTTGCCTGGCATAGCTGCAAGTGATACAGCGGCAACTACTGCGGAACAAGAACGTAAATATGGAACCAAATATCTTCCAGTAGCAGAATTTCTTAAAGGAACACAGACTTTAAATTCTGGAATCGATGTCAGTAAGTTTGCTAAACCTGTTCATCCTTTTGCTGATCGATTGTTGGCACAGGGTCTTATAATAGATAAAATTAGGGGAGTAACCTCTAGTTCGGCCAGACGAGAAGCACCCAGCAGTGTATTTGGGATTAGTACTCCGGGCCCCCTTGATCCTAACGGCAAAAAAGGCAAGGTTGGGTATGGTTCTGGTGTAATGAAACCTGTTAGCAGACTCGGCGGAAGCACATTGGTCATGGATGATGGAGATGAAAACGGTGATAACGAATTAGTCAGAATTAGAACACGCACCGGACATCAAATACTTTTACATAACACACACGATCTTATCTACATAGCCAACAGTCGAGGCACAGCATGGATTGAAATGACCAGTGATGGCAAAATAGATATCTATGCTAAGGATTCGGTCAGCATACATTCTGAGAATGATTTTAATTTTAGAGCTGAACGGGATATTAACATAGAGGCAGGTAGAAGTATAAACATTGGTGCTGCCAAGGATCTAAATGCTGAAATAGGTGAAAATTATAATTTAAAAGTAGGTAAAGATGGTAAAATAAAATTTGATGGCAGTTGTGAGCACACTGTAGTCACCGATCTTAAATTCACCACCACTAGTGGAAATTTTGATTTAAAAATTTCTGGCAATGTGAAACAGACTGCTGGCAATAATTTTAATATTGCTGCTCGGGGGAATAACAATTTTTCAGCAAACGGAAACACAAATATTTCTACACAAGGTATTCATTACGAGTCTGCTACCGAAATACATATGAACGGTCCAACCGCAGCCGCGGCCGATGTAGCAGAAATAGCCACAGTTCCAGATACTTTAACCAAATATAGCTTGCCAAATAATGATCCTGGTGTAGGATGGCCGAGCAAGCAATACAAGACAACAAATATGATCAGCATCATGCAACGTGTTCCAACCTTTGAGCCGTGGGAGCAACATGAAAATAACACTAATAGGGTTAATGTTAACTCTACCGCAACAGATGTAGTCTCAGGAACGGCCAATAAAAAAGCCGAATAAATATTATTATGGTTTATAAAACAAAAGTAATTACCACAGTTGATTCGGTATACCAAGTTGCTACTCGTCGCGATCATTACTATAAAGGATTCAGCACAGTTAATACTTCTAATGCCGGTAATTCTCTCTACGATCTTGAATTGATCAAGCAGGATATCACCAATCATTTCAATACCAAAAAAGGTGAACGGGTAATGAATCCTGAATTTGGCAGTATTATTTGGGACCTATTAATGGAACCTTTAACAGAGGAAACTACCGAAGAGTTGAGAGAAGATATTAGAACAATTTGTACTGCAGATCCAAGGGTGATTCCCACTCAAATGGATATTACCGAATATCCTGATGGATATCTGCTTGAACTAACATTAGAAACTGTTGATACTGAGCAATCATTTAATATGAAACTGCTGTTTAACCAACAGATAGGGCTAGTAGTTCAATAATGTGCTTGGTTTATTCTCACAATAAATACGCTATCAACTGTTAATAATATGATCCCATCGACCAACAACAAACTACTAGTATCTGAAGATTGGACTAAAATATACCAATCATTTAGAAATGCTGATTTCAAAAGTTACGATTTTGAAACTCTACGGAGAACCATGATATCGTACCTTCAGGAAAATTACCCTGAAGATTTTAATGATTATATTAACAGCAGCGAATACATAGCATTAATCGATCTAATTGCGTACCTTGGTCAGAATCTCAGTTTTCGTATTGATTTAAATGCAAGAGAGAATTTCTTAGAAACTGCTCAACGTCGAGACAGCATTTTAAGATTGGCACAATTGGTTAGTTACATTCCTACAAGAAATACTCCAGCATCTGGATTTCTTAAAATTAATGCTGTTACTACAACTGATAACGTAATTGATGGCTCTGGAAATAATTTAGCCAATAACACCATTGTGTGGAATGATCCAACTAATACAAATTGGTATCAGCAGTATATATCGATTATAAATTCTGCAATACCGGGAAGTTTTGTGTTTGGAAAACCGTATGACAGAAAAACCATAAATGGAATCTTAACAGAACAATATAGGATTAACAGCACCAATCCTAATATTCCAGTTTATTCGTTTTCAAAAAATATTAACGGAACAACTATGAATTTTGAAATTGTTCCGTCGGCGTTCTCTGGGGCAGATTCAATCTACGAAGAAACTCCTAATCCATCTAATACATTCAGTTTTATCTATCAAAATGACAATCAAGGGTACGCCAGTGCCGGTAGTGGGTTTTTTGTGCATTTCCGTCAAGGAGTCATGGCATTATCTCCATTTACAATAGACAATCCAGTAGCCAATGAAATCATAGGGATTAATGCGAGCAACATTAATAATTCAGATGTTTGGCTATGGCAGTTAGACAGCAACGGCTCGTATACTACATTATGGAAACGAGTTCCTGATATAGTAGGTAATAATATTATCTACAACAGTATCTCTAAAAATGAAAGAAATATATACAGCATTACATCTCGAGATCAAGATCAAATTGATTTAAATTTTGCAGATGGCAGTTTTGGAAATTTACCCAAAGGTCAATTTAGATTATATTACAGACAGAGTAATGGCTTATCTTATACCATTAAACCTGAGCAGATGGGCGGAGTTGTAGTTGAAATTCCCTACCTTAACAAATCTGGTCAGAGTCATACTCTTACCTTAACATTGGGGTTGATGTACACAGTTACTAATAGTGTAGGAACCGAAAGTAATGCTAGTATTCAGAATAAAGCGCCACAGGCATACTATGTACAAAACAGAATGGTAACTGCTGAGGATTACAATATTGCGCCTTTAACGTTGGGAGCAGACATC